GATCAGCAGTAGTTCAAAAAGAAAGAAAAAAGAATTTAATAGCCACAGTGATATGATTAAGCAATCTGTAAAAGGAAAAGATAGGCAGGTAGGTGGTGACCATTATATAGATTTTAAAATTATGCCCATTGAATACATTTCAAAAAATAAACTTGACTTCCTTGAGGGAAATATTGTAAAGTATATATCTCGTCATAGAAAAAAGAACGGGGCAGAGGACATAAGAAAAGTCATACATTATGCAGAATTAATATTAGAATTAGAATATGGAGAAGATTAGATGGCATCATTACTTGGAGGAAATTATTTACCAACAGAATATCAGTCGTTTATACATATGTCTAGATATTCTCGGTGGTTAGAAAAAGAAGGCAGAAGAGAAGGTTGGAGTGAGACAGTAAATAGGCTTGTTTCATTCTTTCGTCAAAAGGTAGAAGGAGTTGATGAAAAATCTTGGGAGGATGTAGAAGAAGCTATACTATCTCTTCAAGTCATGCCTAGTATGAGAGCACTTATGACTGCTGGTAAAGCTTTAGAGAGAGAGAATATTGCTGGCTATAACTGTTCGTATATACCGATAGATAGTCCAAGAGCTTTTGATGAAGTTTTGTACATCCTTATGAATGGCACTGGAGTAGGGTTCTCTGTAGAGAGACAGTACGTTGATAAGTTGCCTACTGTGCCTGATGTAGAGTTTGAACATACAGAGGATGTGATATCCGTTGTGGATTCTAAAGAAGGTTGGTCTAAAGCTTTTAGAGATTTGGTATCCTACCTTTACACAGGGAGAGTACCTAAAATTAATGTGTCTAAGGTTAGGCCGGCTGGTGCAAGACTTAAAACATTTGGTGGTAGGGCCAGTGGGCCCCAACCCCTTATAAATCTCTTTGACTTTACTATTCTTAAATTTAAAGATGCAAGAGGGAGAAAGCTTTCCTCTATGGAATGTCATGATATTGTCTGTAAGACTGGAGATGTTGTAGTAGTTGGTGGTGTACGTAGGTCAGCCCTTATATCTCTATCTAATCTATCCGACCAACGGATACGTACAGCTAAAACAGGAGATTGGTGGACTACTAATCCAGAGAGAACAATGGCTAATAACTCTGTTGCTTATACAGAGAAGCCTGATGCCGGTATGTTTATGAAAGAGTGGCTGTCCCTCTACGAAAGTAAATCTGGTGAGAGGGGTATCTTTAATAGGACATCTGCTCAAAAGAAAGCTGCTGAGAATGGTAGACGAGATGCTAACTGGGAGTTTGGTACTAATCCTTGTAGTGAAATAATACTACGACCTAATCAGTTCTGTAACTTAACAGAAGTGGTAGTACGTTCTGGGGATACAATGGCCTCCCTTACAAGAAAGGTACAGATTGCAACCTTGCTAGGTACAATACAATCTACTCTTACTGACTTTACTTACTTACGAAAGAGATGGCAGAATAATACAGAGGAAGAGAGATTACTTGGTGTATCTCTTACTGGTATTATGGATAGTACTTTGATGAATGGTAAAGAGGGTGGGTTAGAAAAAAGATTAGAAACTTTAAGGAGTGTTGCTGTAGAGGCCAATAGTTATTGGGCACTCAAGTTTGGTATAAACCAAAGTACAGCCATTACTTGTGTTAAGCCTTCTGGTACGGTTAGTCAGTTAGTAGATAGTGCTAGTGGTATACATGCAAGACACAACCCTTATTACATACGAACAGTACGAGGAGATAACAAAGACCCCCTCACTGAATTTTTGATTAACTCTGGCATACCTAATGAGCCAGAAATTAAAGCTAACGAAGAATCTAAAGATATAACCGTGTTCTCCTTTCCGATGAAAGCACCCATAGGTTCTGTTTGTAGAAACGATATGTCTGCAATAGAACAGCTTGAGTTATGGAAGATTTATGCAAAGCACTGGTGTGAGCATAAGCCTTCTGTTACCATTTCGGTAAAGGAAAATGAATGGGTGCCTGTTGGTGCGTGGTGTTGGGAAAATTTTGAACATCTAAGTGGTGTCTCCTTTCTCCCCTTTTCCGACCACACGTACATACAGGCTCCCTATCAAGATATAACTGAGAAAGAATATAAGAAACTTGTAAAAAAAATGCCCGCAACTTTAGATTGGAAAAAGTTACAGGACTTTGAAAAGGAAGATAATACGAAGGGATCACAGGAATTAGCCTGTACTGCCGGAGTGTGTGAGTTGGTGGATATATAGTGAAGTGTGCTAAACCTATAATAGCTACAGAGGATGCCGGGTTAATTAGAAAAGTTATAGCCTACTACATCAAGTATTCATCGCCCCCTGATAAAGAAGTAGAAGAAAAACTTCTAAATCTATTTCACAGACTAGGAAGATTGGAAAAATAAGATGGCTGAAGCAAGCCTGTTTGAACTATCCGTAAAAGTTAACACAGATGGTAAAATAGTAACACAAATCAATTACATAAAAAGAGAAACTCTTACCACCGCCTTAGATACATGGAAAAAGGATTATCCCAATACCCATGTACTGGGAGCAGTGGTAGAATATTTAAAGAATGTCGGGCACACTGTAGAGGAAGACGTAGCTAAACTTTGTAGGTCTTAGTAATTGTAAGAGGTTACTTTACCACCACCTGCTAGTTTTTTCTTTCTCTTCTTTTTCTTTACAGCCCCACCATATACAAAGGGGCCACCCCCCTGACCTAACTGTCTAAGATCATCATCTACAAGCGGGGCAAACTGTTGGGATGCCGTGTAAGCTTTATTTTTATCCTCATCTACACCTCCTAACATACCATAGTTGCGGGCATCTTGTTTTCTAGAAACATTCATAGCAGCTTCTGGTACCATTCCCCTTTGTTGAGGCTTATCATACGGGCTGTACTTTAATGGTTGAGGTCTTTCTGGCTGTGCAGGCATTCCCTGTGGGCTTTCCATATTTGCAAAATCTGGAGCAGCATTAGGGTTTTCACCAAATGGCAGCTCAACAGGAGGTCTACGTTCTTCTGTTCTGTTGGGCACTGTTGGTCCACTTGTTCTTCCGGCCTCTGCTCTGCCTCGTTCTAACATAGGATTGATGGGTGGTCCTCCTTGTATAGTTTCAGAATCTACCATATTATCTACACCAAAATCATTGGTAGAAATAATGTTATCTCCTGCTAACCCCATATTTCTAGGTTCTAGCATGTTTTGTCTTATTGTGTCAAATCTACTAGGACTTAATTTAGCCATCTTTTCTTCAGCAGCCTCTCCTGCCATTCCACTTACAGCATTATAATACCCTGTAACTTTTTCATTAGCTCTTTCTCTTAAAATTTCTTTTTCATCATTGGAAATTGCCTTTTTTCCTTTGAGCACTTTAAGCTCTCGGTTACCACCAATAAAACTTAACAGATCTCGTATGCTACCGTTACCTACTTTTATTTGAGTTACAGGAGAAGACTCTATCCCTCTGTGTGGTGGCATCGGTGTTTTTCTTCTATTTTTTTTAGGAATGGTACCATCTTTATTTAACTTAATACCTTTTCCTGTTTTTCCGCCTCTTGTTGCCATGTTTAACTCCTTACCTTTCTAGGTCCGTTGTTGTACATAATACTTCCCCCGTACTTCATTTTTCGTGTATTGGGGTATTGTTTAACGCCCAAAGGTTCTACGTTAGATAACTCCATTGCATCCACCATTGGTGTAGGCATTTTTACTCGGTCTGTTTCTGTTTTTGTTGCATTTGGTCTGGCAGACATATCTGCCTTTCCCCCTTCAGCCATATATTTATATGTGTGTTTACCCGGCATTTTATTCTCCTTATTTTAAAAAAACAATTTATTTAGTTGTTCTTGAGTTGCTTCATCTTCCATTTTAATATTTTGTAAACTGTCTATTTTAGATGTATCAGAATCAGTAAATTCAAAATTATGTTCCAATTCAAAGTTTATATAATTATCACCCCACAAACTAGATGCACCCCCTGCAGCTTTTAAACCTAAAGCACCTTCCCAGTATGTTTTTAACGAAGTTTCATCCACATTACCTTTGGTAAAAACAGCGTGCATTAAATCTGTTAATCTTTCATCTCTTGCCATAAGCATAAACATGTCAAGGTTTTTACCCCTTAATTCTCTAACATATATTGATCCACCAATCCACCAAGGAGAAACAACTCTTCTTAAATACGACATAGCATTGGACATATGCTGATTAGAAGTATTGGGTGTAGGTAAATCTTGTAGGTTGACCTGAGCTGACATCTTGTTTGACCAAGAAGAATTATCTATACCTAAATCTTTCATAGTGTGCATCTCAGTATTTATGTATATGGACCGTGCTTTTTCCATGTGTTCAGCATTTTTATATAAACCAAATCTTGTATCTAGTAATATACTAGTAATCCTATCCATTTCTCCAATAGCTCTTTCAGTTACAGGCATAGTAACATATTCTTTTCTAATTCTGTTAGTGCCGTCTGGCATCACAGTACCTGTGGTGTAACTTCCATCAGGACTAAGGATTCTTACACTAGTACGATCTTTAAAACCCTTTTCTAAAACACGCCTTATAAAATTATTTGCGTTATTAACCCCCTCTTGGCCTCCTAATTTTTTTGCATATTGTAAATATTGTTCAATATATTTGCCATCTTCAGATGTAAGAAAATCATACGCTTCATAAAATCTAAATGGTCTTTTTGTGCCAGTAGTATTTATGCCTACTTCTTTTGTAAAAGCTTGAAAATCATTTACTTGACCTTTAATTTTAACTTTTTTTGCATCTACAGTACGTACAATTACTTGGTCTGCATTTTTAATTATCCTTTGATATTTTATATATGCAGCTTTTGTGTGTACATCGTTATTTATAACAGTTTTAACAATTGCATCTAAATTACCAGAACTGTTCATTCCACCAAAATTAGTAGTTGCCATTTCATCTGTAATAGTTAACATAGTACCGGTTTTAAGATTTAACTTATCTAGGTGTTCATATGTACCACCTGACATACCAAACAACGACATTTCATCAGAAAAATTTTGAATATTATCTAAAATTCTGGTAAAATCTTTTAGGTCTGCTTTTGGAACTGTTGCTGATGTATAACCAGCCCCTAAAGTCCCCCTTCCTCCCAATATACCGGTGCCTTCTATGGCAATGTTAGAGTAAGTTCCTTCAGCAACTTTAGTTAATATGTTTGTAGTTTTGCTATCAAGATAAAGTCTGTTGTTCATTTTCCAATCTATCAACGCTGAAAGTTTACTAGAAATTTCTGGATCTATAATTCTTCGTGTAGTCCCCTCAGTTCCTGTTGAAAAACTGTCGGTAACCATATCTGTGCCTCTAGCTTTGTTCATAGGTTTAGTTATTATTTCACCGTATCTTTCGTTTAGCATAGATGATGCCCGAGTAGTTTTGCCATCAAAAATCAAATCTACAATAACATCTAACCACTCTTCAGGGGGAGTTTCATACATTTTATTACTTGGGTTATCCATACTTTTTTTAAATCCTCCAACCCTAGAATCTACCCCTGTATACTTAGCTAATGTATTTGCAAACTTTCCAGATTTTGATGTATGAAAATGGTCGCCATAAATTTGTCCGGCACGAAGTATTTTTTGTAACACTTCATTATTTCCACCCGACACTTCTTTCTGTAAAATACTTAAAGTGTTACCGTATGCTTCAAATATAGGATCTCCAGCTTTTCCAAAACTTCTTCTACTTGCTGCTAGAGTTTTATGTATATTAAGAACTCTGTCTGCAGGTATTCTAAATCCTTGTTTAAGAAGTTGGGGTACATACTCATTTAAAAGATCCCTAACAGCTTCACCTTCGTTTGAATTTTGAAGTACAACACGATAGAAGTTTGTAAAATCTTCATAAGTTTTAAGTGCCCCTACTCCTGATGCTTCTATAAGAAGTTGTCTAACATCTCTGAAGTCTTCTGGAGTTGTATTTTTCTTTAAAGTTTGTATTAACTGAGGTTCAACAGCTTCACCAATAATGTTACTTATTTTTGCAGCATCTTTTGGTCTAATTGTAGCTTCACTTTTGTCTACTTTAAAAAACGACTGATCTAAAGTTTCAAAAATAGAACTTAATTTTACAGGTTTATTTTTTAAATCGTTTTTTACTTCTTTATATATTTGGTCTGCGTATTTCTCTACCACCCCAGCACGTTGGTCATCTAATGTTTGAAATTCTGCACCAGCACTTTTATTATTATAACGCTTTGGGTTTTCTCTCAATTGTCCTACAACAGCTGTAAGATTTTTATTGTTTTTTATTCTGGTTTCTTGTATTAATTTAGAAATTTCGTCTTTGTCTGCATATAACATATTTTTAATGCGTATTCTCATGTCCAATATTTGTTCACCATTTAAATTGTTTCCTACACGGTCAAGAGCATGTGGTGAAGTTAAAAATTCTTGTTCTAGAGATAATACAAGATCTAATTCTTTTAATTGTGCATTAGATCTTTTTATCTCAAGATTTCCAGTTTTACTCATTTGAGTTATGTGTGCTTTAATACTGCCGTATGCTTCTCCATCTGGTAAACCTTTAAACAAAGGTTCTAAAGCTCTTAACAATCTCATAGCACTCTCTCTTCTTGCTTCAATATGTTCTGCAGCTCTTATAGCTCTCTTAGGATCTACACTAAATCCTAAATTAGCCGCTTCACCCACAATGTTATCCATTGCTTTTAAACCTACTAAACCTTCTATATCTACCATAGCTAAATTATAATTATTTTTAAATTCCTCCGGTAAATTATTTAAATCTTTTATAAATTGTCTACCATTTTCAATTTCAAATACAAGTTGTTCTGTAGTACCAGATTTAACTGCTTGAGCTCTGGTGGCAATTATAACATTGGCCATATTTATTTTATGTTTTCTACTTATAGTTGTTCCATTTATAACATCCGGAATTTTTTCAGCTATCTGAAACGCAGAAACAGCTGTATCACTGTAGCCTCCTGATCTTCCTCCACTAAACGCAAATTTCATCACATCGTAAAAGGCTTCTGGTCCAGACAGCAGAGCAATTCCAGCTTGTGGCACAGCTTTAAGAGTAGAACTAATAGGTCTTTTTAAAGATAAAGTATTATTCATAATACCTTGCTGTATACCTGTAGTAGAAATAGCGTAAGCTGTAGGTAATCCAAATAGTAAGGCACCAATAACATATGGTATAACAGGTTCTTGAGTATTGGTATAATCTGTAAGTGGCACCCCATAGCCGCCTACAGTCTGGCGTTTTCTCCCACTGAAAAATCCTTGCAAAAATAAACCACCTACGGCTGACGTAGCTGATGTGCCTATGTTTAACCTATCACTAAGTTTCATATTTTTAGCCTGAGCTATTCGGCTTCTATTTAAAAAATTAGTAAGTTCAGGAAGATATTTATTTTTATTGTTATTTAAATAATTTGTTGTAGCTAACGCAAAATAATCTTCTTTAATATATTTATCATGTTCTGCTATTTTATTCCAAGGAAGTTTTCTAGTAGGGTCGTTTTTGTACAATACTTCTGCATCTTTTTGTATTGTTCCCCAAAGTTTTTTTCCTAACGGTGTTCCAAAGTTAAAAACTTTTCCACCTATTCTATCTAAAGATCTCCACGCCCCAATCATACCAATTATTTCTTGTCCGTATTTTACAGAAGAACTCCTCCCTTCTCCTGCAATAATATTTCCAATTTCACCATTTGATAGTATACTTCTACCCAATATTGCATCACTTATTTTTTCAGGTGGAGTTATAACGGCAGTAATAAGTGGTACAGAATAGAATGGGGCTATCTTAGAAGATAAATCTCTTGTTAAATCATAGAATGGTGTCTTAGGAAATGGTATATTTTTTTTTATTTCACCCTTTTTCTTAAAATCAAAAAAACCAACTTCCGCAGTATCTTTTGTAGTTTCATAAAGAAAAGCATGTGAAGAAAACGCATTATCATTATTTTTTCCCACTACTACAGGTTGGTTATTTATTATTTCTATATCAAGATTTGATAACATTCCAATTTTATGTAAACCTATGTAGGCAAGTTCTTTACTTTTTTGTTGAACTGATCCTACTCCTCGTATAGCTAAATCAAAAGCACCGGGAACTATGTCATAACTAAATCCAGCGTAATGTGCCAATGCTTGACCAGCCATAAGGTCTCCCACAGGTACATCGTACTCTGTAGGTGTTCCATTTTTATTTGGTTTGAATTTAAAACTAGAACGGTTTTTATTAAAAATAAACTGCTGGCCCAGCCAAGTGTTTTCAAGAATATATGGTGCACCCGTCATTTCTTTACCATTTTCATCAAGAGCAAACTCTAATTGTCCACCGTCTGTGTGGTCAGATTTATCTTTAAGATAGCTTATTGTATCTATGCCAAAGTTTTTTCTATCTTTAATCCCAGATGCAAACTCGTACATAATATCATCTGTTTGGCCATTGGTTTTATTTTCCATTCTAAATATAAAGCCATTTTGGTCTACTATATTTCTGTCAAATAACATTTCTCCCTGTTCATTTTGTCCTACAGGCAATGAATTAGAGACATCTTCCATAGAAAGCATCTTATTTGCATCCTTTGTGTAGGCAATCCACTTAGGACTTCCTTCTGAAAAATACTCATAAGTAGGCATAGGCACCTGTGTTTCTGAATCTATCTCCATACCCTTAAAACCACGGTAAATTTTACTTCCCCACAACATGCCAGCTGGTGTTCCTTTTAAATCTGGAGGAGCTTCGTTACCCTTACGAGGAATAGGCTTCATTTCTGGGTAGTAATATTGAGGAATGTTTATCTCTTCTGTAGGCACATTCAACGCTTCTCCTAACTTTACTTTATAATTAGAAAACAACTCTTCAAGAGCAACTTTACTTTCTGAGTTTACAAAATATTCTTTTTTATCTTCAGATATACCTACCATTTAATATTCCAATTCATTAGTGTCTGCAAAAATTCTTAGACTGTCTTGATCATCTTTTGTAATTTGATTAGTATCTACAGCCATTTTACTTAAAATAAATGTTAAAGATTTTTTTGTTTGTGGAGTAGCTGCAGAATAAATGCTCATATTAGTAACTTGTCCTGATAATATAAATTGATCACCTGTTAGTTCGGTTGAAGTTTCGGTGTTGTCTACATTTGAAGTAACACTACTTTCAGCTATTTTGCTTGTCCAATCTGTACTATTTGGTAAGCTTCTTCTATTCATAGAATTATTACTATCATTTAACATTGGATAAACATTGGTATAATTTAGAGCAGCCCATTTTTGTTGAATATTACCATTGCCAATTCTATCTGCTCTTCCTATTATGGAGGCCATACCTAAATCAAATTCATCAAGAGCAGCCAATGCTTGATCCCTTGTAGCAAATGGACTAACAGCTAAAGCCCTTGTTACCAACTCTCTATCCCCATCAGAAATAGCTTTACCGCCTTCTCCTTGGAATATAGCTGCAGCGTAGAATACAAGACCACCTCGTAAAAGAGCTAATTTTGAAATCCTAATAGAATCTTGTTTAGTCGTATTACCTTTAAAATCATCAGCATTTAAATATGCATCATTCATATTCATGCCGCTAAATGTTGTTTTTAAACTATCAAGCAAACCTTTAGCTGCATTTAAATTTTTTAATCTTGTTTCTAAATCAGTTTTTTCCTTACCTGTAGCGGTAGCTATTTGAGTATTTAAAGCACTCATTTGACTATCTAACCCCTCCGTTTGTGCGGTTATTTTATTAGTCATAGCCTCGGAATTAAATTGTTTACTCTCTATTCCGCCAGTAAGTATACTAAATATATCACCCCCTGCTGTTTTAGCTTGTTCATAAAGAGATATGGCACCTGTTAAAAATGTGCCACCAAGATCTAGTTTATCTATTAATTCTTTTTGTCTTCTTGTGTTGTCTAATGCTAATTCACCCTGCCGTGCCAACTCTCTGTAACCTTTTATAATAGTTGGAGTAAGGTTAAAGCGTTCTTCTAAAAGTTTACTGCCGTCATTGTATAGAAGATCCCTTGCATATCCCCGATCTACCCCTACACCAACAAAACTTCCGGGAAGATCATGGGGACCTGCAACTGCTGCAAGTGCATCTATTTGATAATACACAGCATCTAGATAATTATAATGATAACCCTCTTGTCTTAATTTATAAAGTTGCGATCCCGGCACTAATTTATCATCTGCAAATCTAAATGCCGCATTTGTTACATAGTTAGCAGCATTTAATAAATCAGGATGTTGAAAAGGGCTGTCATAAACATCTTTAGCTCGCACATCAGCTAACTGACCATTTTTTTTGTATATTTTGTTAAGCATGATTGGCCCAAATTGAGTAAATCCAACAGACTGTATAGGGTGCTCTCGCAGCCAAGCCCTCCCGTTGGCATCTGAAATATTATCTGTTTGATTTAAAGCTTCTTTTTGCGGCAGTGGTGTTGTAAACAGAGCAACTTCAAGACCTACCTGTGAATAGTAGTCGGTAGCTTTTTTTACATCTACAGGATCATAAGCTGTGCCTTTTGATGTATACGACCAGCTGTTAGCTATATTCAATGGAACTTCTTTTGGTGCTACATGAAGAATATTATTATTATCAAAAACTTTACCTTGCTCATTTTCAATATTCCCTACAATTACACCTTTTATCCAAGGGCTGTAATCACTAAATAATTTTTGATAATTCAAAGCTCCTTCTGACATTCCTGTATCTGTTTGTCTCATATCTTTATCTATTAAACTTACTCTACCTTTAATTGCACCTTTAATTCTACCTGCTTGCGAAGGATAATTTTTATTTACATATGCCCATTCAGTATCAGAAAAGTTATTTAGTTGACCAATCCAATTAAAAGCTTTACCAGTAGCATTTGGCCCCTCGGCAGTAGCTTTAATGCCCCACAATTTTGTACGAATACCTAAATCATACTTAAATTCTTGTGTTTGTTCTTTTAAAAAAGCCTCCACGTTTGGGCCACCCATATTAATAGGTAATAATGAACTGGTAAATTCATTAAACATACTGGTACCACCTCGTTTTATAAATTCTAATTTTGAAGCATTACCAAATTCCATGTTTTTTAGTTGTTTTTGCTGGCCAAATTCATAATCCGCAACACTTTTAGCTGCTTGGGCAGTTTCATACTTTTCTTTTCTTCCTGCTAAGTTGGACAACATACCAACTACAAACGGTACAATTGGAGCTACCATATTATATTTCTCCCATAGGTATTGCCGGTTCTTCAACAGGCGGGGTTAGTTGTTCCGGCATCATTTCTTCTTCGCCTCCAGCCATAGGGGGTGGGGCTAAAAATCCTTGGTCTTGCATCTCAGCATCTTGTTGTTGCATATTGGCTTCTTCCTGTAACTGGGCAAATGCTTCTGGATTTCTATCAGCCATGAGAGATAGGACCTGATCATCTGGTATACCATCATCTGTTAACTCGTTTGGATTATTAAATACTTTGTACGGAATATCATGTTCATCGGCATAAGCTATAAAAAAAGCGGTAAGAGGAGGTTTAATAATTTCCGCTA